GAAACGCCCAAGTCGGCGCAGACCGCACTGCGCCGCACAAAAGCGCCGTGCCGACACGCGCAGGCGCCTCTCCGGACCGTTGCATCGAAGGAAGGACGTGCCGGTTCGCGGCTGGCAGGGGCAGCAGGGCTCGAACCCGCGACCTACGGTTTTGGAGTCCGCACCGTTCCGTTGAAAACAAACGACAATCCGCCCAACCGGGCCTGAATCGGCCCCTTTTGCATCAATGGGTTAGGTGAAAAGCGCCAACCGCCGAAAAGGAAACCCCCCGCCGGGCCAACGGCAGGGGGTCAGGAACTTCACGACAGAGGAATCAAGCTATGTCGCACCTTAAGTCTATATCCAGAAACGAAAATCTGCAAGCCGCCCTCGCTTTGGCGACCATCGGGATTCCCGTGTCCCCCTGTGACCGAAACAAGCGCCCGCTGGTGAAGTGGAAGGCCGGGGCCACGACCGATCTTCGCCAGATTGAACGCTGGTGGCGCAAGTGGCCGAACGCCTTACCCGCCTTCCCCACGGGCGCGGCCTCTGGAATCGCCGTGTTGGACCTTGACCGCAAAGACGGGAAGGACGGCTTTGCTGCGCTGGCGGCGCGGGGCATCGACCCCGCCACCCTGTCGCCCATGATCGTGGAAACCGCGTCTGGCGGCTGGCACGTCTACTTTGCCCACGTCCCCGGCCTGCGCTGTTCCGTCGGGCGGGCGAAGGATGGGCTTGCGGGCGTGGACGTGCGGGCTGAAGGCGGCTTTGCCATTGCCCCCGGCGCTTCCGGCCCCAAGGGCAGCTACCGCTTCCTTACGGGCGACCTGAAGGGCAACCTTCGCGTCCTGTCCCTTGTCGGAGCACCCGACTGGCCCGCCACGCTGCCCGTGCAGCCCCGCCACGCGCCCGAGGGGGCGACGGGGGCAGCGCAACCTTCCGGCCTGCCCTTGGCCGTCCTGCGCGACGCCCTGATGGCCCTGCCGCTGGACAAGCGGCAAGCCGAATTCGGAACCGATGCCGCTTGGTATCGTGTCGCCCGAATCATCTTTGATGAAACCGGCGGGTCGGAAAAGGGCAACGCACTCTGGCACGAATGGTCGGACGGCTGGGGCGGCTACGATCATCATGTCGCCGAAGACAAGTGGAACCGCAGCGACGACTACACCGGCCAGCGGGCGACCGTCTGGACGATCCTGAATCCGGCGCTGGCGGCAGGGTGGAGTCATCCCGACTTCGCCACGTGGCAGGCGGAAGAGGCGACGGCGGGCCTGCCCGACGATGCCCCCATGCCTGCCGGGGCCGTCACCATGGCGGGCGACTTCGGCACGCCGCTGATGCAGGGCGACCGCCCGGTCATCAACCTTCACAACACTGTCGTCTATCTGGGGCGGAACCTCGACTCCATCCTGCCCGGCCTTCGCCACGACCTGATGACCGGGCGCGACGACTGGCGCGACGGCCCCCTGACTGACGCCGCCTTGGCGCTGGCCCGGACGGCGCTGGAACGCATGGGGCTTGCGACTGTCGGCAAGGAACTGGTGGCCGACGCGGCGAAGCTGGTGGCCCTGCATCGCAAGTGTCATCCGATCAGGGATGCGCTGGCCCTGTTGCGGCACGACGGGAAGGCGCGGCTGGATACCTGGCTCATTCGCCATGCCGGGGCTGAAGACACGCCCTACACGCGAGCCGTGTCGCGGGCGTTCCTTTTGCAGATGGTCGCGCGGGTTTACCTACCCGGTTGCAAGGCCGATCATACCCTTGTCCTGTCCGGGTCGCAGGGACAGAACAAGTCGGCGGCCTGCCGCGTGCTGGCCGGGGCGGAATACTTCAGCGATACGCTGCCCTCGATCACAGGGGACAAGACCGACGCCATTCGCCACCTTCAGGGGAAATGGCTGATCGAGCTTGCCGAGCTTGCCCCGTCGCACCGCAGTGAGGCCGAAGACCTGAAGGCGTTCCTGTCCGGTTCGGTGGACAGGGTGCGGCTGCCCTATGCCCGGTTAGACGAGTCCTTCCCCCGTCAGTGCGTCTTTGTCGGCACCACGAACGAGGATCAATTCCTTCGGGATGCGACGGGCGGACGGCGCTTCTGGCCCGTGGCCGTGCGGAAGGTGATCGACATTGAGGCGCTGGCCGAAGAGCGCGACCAACTCTTCGCGGAAGCCGTGACAGCCTTCCATGCCGGAGAACGCTGGTGGCTTGACCGGGACTTTGAAGCGCAACACGCCCGGCCCGTGCAGGCGGCGGCCTATGTGTCGGACGGCTGGGCAGACACCATCGCGGCTTGGCTGGATACCCCCGAAACCGACTTCGATCAGGTCAAGCGGGACTCCGTGACCGTGGCCGACGTTCTGTCCGGCGCGCTGGGCATGGTCAGCGGGCAGCACACCATGGCGGCGCAGAAGCGTGTCGGCGACGTGATGCGCGGGCTGGGCTGGGTGAAGGCTCACACTCGGACGGGCAAGGTGTGGAAGAGGCCGGAAGAATGACCCGCTTGGCCGTGACCCGTGTGACCCGTGCTGTGACCCGTAGCGGTCACGCGCAAACCCTTGAATCCATGTCGGTAAATGCCTCTGTGACCCCTGTGACCCGTATCAAGGCGAAAAGAGTCCTAGACAGAAGCATGCTGGCAAGGGGCCGGGGCACCCATGGGGGGCAGGCCGCCGGAGGTAATATAGGGAAAAAGGGGTCACACGGGTCACACGGGTCACAGGGGTCACGCCTTGCCTGTCCCTGCGCAAGCATTTGGTCAGGTTCGGTCAAAAGCAGTGCCCCTTTTGGTAAAGTCGCGGGTCCTTCCGGGGTGGGGGCCGTCGCGGGGAGCGCGGAGCCCCGACTCGTCACGCTTCACAGAGGAATCGAAAATCGGGAATCCAATTGACGGGAAATGACCAAATGAAAATGACCCCTCTTGATGCCAAGATCGCGCGGAACATCGCCCTTCTGGTGGACGGCCCGGACCCCGCATCCGCTGGTGATATGGGCAGCGTCACCGCTACCGACCTTGGGGAATGGCTTGGGCTGTCCGCCCCCCGTATCCATGCCCTTGCCCGTGAAGGCCGCATCCCCCGCCGGGGCGATGGCAGGTTCGACCTGAAGCCCGCCGTCCGGGGCTACGTCGAAAGCCTGCGCCAGAAGGCCGGGTCTTCCGCCTTGGCGCAGAATCCGGAACTGAATGCCGAGAAGATCAGGATGGCCCGCGAGTCCGCCGACAAGACCGCCCTTCAGAATGCCCGTGCCCGTGGCGAGATGATCGCGACTGCTGACGTGGCGAAGGCATGGGCAGAGATCGTCACCGACCTGCGCGCAGCCCTTCTGGCCCTGCCGTCGCGGGTGGCCGCTTCTGTCGGCCTAGACCGGGCCGCCATGACGGCGCTTGACCGCGAGATGCGCGACGCATTGGAGTCCATTGCCGATGACGCTTGACCCCCGCCTTGCCGCCCTGCGCCGCGATGCCTTCGCCGCCCTGCGCCCGCCGCCCCGCCTGTCCCTGTCCGACTGGACAGAGGCGCACCTTCGCCTTCCGGCTGGTGTCAGTGCCACCCCCGGCCCCGTGCGCCTCTGGCCGTTCCAGCGTGGCCTTGCCGACGCGATCAGCGACCCCACGATTCCCGGCGTGTCTGTCCTGAAGGCCGTGAGGTGCGGCTATTCCACGTTGCTGGTGGCCGCCGTCGCCGCCTATGCCGCGAACGACCCTAGCCCCATTATCGTGCTGGTGCCGACTACCGACGATGCGCGGACGTTCATGGTGCATCACCTTGAGCCTGTCGCCGAAGTCACCCCGGCCCTGTCCGGCCTCTTCGCCGACGAAGCGACGGCGGCCCGGAATACCCTCTTGGCGAAGCGGTATCCGGGGGGCAGTCTGAAGGTCATCGCCGCCCGCGCCCCGCGCAACCTGCGCGCCCATACCGCCCGCGTCCTGCTGGCCGATGAAATCGACGCCATGGAGATAACCGCTGAGGGCAATCCGCTGCTGTTGGGCGAAAAGCGCACGCTGTCCTATCCCGACAGGAAGATCGTCACCGGATCGACGCCGACCGACGACGCCACGTCGCTCATTCTGGCCGAATATGCGAAGTCGGATAAGCGGATTTTCGAGTGCCCTTGCCCGCACTGTGGCGACTTCGCGGAAATCGTCTGGAAGGATATTCGCTGGACTGAGGGCGACCCGGACTCGGCGGCATGGGCCTGCCCGTCCTGCGGCTGTCTGACCGCGCACGAGGGCAAGCCCGCGATGGTGGCCGGGGGGCGCTGGCGGGCGACCCGGCCCGACGTGAAGGAACACGCGGGCTTTAAGCTGTCCGCCCTTGTCAGCCTCATGCCGAATGCCGGGTGGCCTGCCCTTGTCCGCGAATTTCTGGCCGCCAAGGGCAACCCGGATGACCTGCGCGTTTTCATCAACACATGCCTTGCCGAAGGTTGGAAGGATCAGTCAGGGGAAGAGATTGACGAGTCCGACCTCATGGCCCGCCGGGAACCTATCGGCCTTGATCGGCTGCCCCCTGAATGCCTCTACCTGACCGCCGGGGCCGACGTGCAGAAGGACAGGATCGAAATGACCTCTCTTGGCTGGCAGGCGGACGGCACGGCTCTGGTGCTGGCCCATGAAGTGATCTGGGGCAACCCGCTGGAGTCCGATACCTGGGCGGAAGTTGACGACCTTCTGCGGCGCGACTTCCGGCACCCGCGCGGGGGCGTCCTGCGCTATGACGCGGCCCTGATCGACTCCGGTGACGGCGGCACGTCGGATGCCGTCTATGGCTTCTGCCGCGCCCGTGCGGGCCGTCGCGTGTTCCCCTTGAAGGGTGTTCCGGGCCTGAAGCGCCCGCTTGTGGAAAGGGCCAAGACCAAGGGCATCGCCCTTCAGCTTGTGGCCGTGGACGTGGCGAAGACCCGTCTGTTGAACGCCCTGCGCGCGGGCACCGGCTGGCGGTTTTCCGACAGTCTGACGGCGACGTGGTTTGAACAGTTGGCCAGCGAAAGGCGCGTCGTCAGATACACGCGCGGGCAGCCCGTGGCGCGTTTCGAGAGGCATCCGGGAAGGCGCGCGGAAGCCTTGGATTGCGTCGTCTATGGGCTGGCCGCGCGGGCGCTGGTGGGGGTGGCGGCAGAAAGGCGGGAAGAGGAAATTGCCAGCGCCGGGGCTGTAGCCAAGACGCCCCCGGCTGTGATTAGATCGAAGTGGTTGAATCGAGACTGAGGGGGACGGAATGGCAAGAACGCCTGCGCGGCGAGGACAGGCTTGGGTCGATCAGATTTTTCTTGCGCAGGCCGTCCGCAACGGCGGCGTGGTTCGACGCAAGATCAGCTCAGTCAACCAATTCGCTTCCGAGGCACTCTTGAAAGCGGAGGTAGAACGCCGCCGCTTTCATATGGTCGTCAGTGGCGATCAATACGTGATCTTGTGCAACGCAGGTCGCTTCGATCTGGTCTGTTAGACCATTGCCGCAGCGACACGGGTGATCGTGGCCATGTAGTCCGCGAGTCCGACTGGCCCGCCCTCTTCCACGGGCAAAGCGTTGAACTTCGGAACCCAGTCGGCCCGGCCCGCAAAGTCGATCCGGGAAATCCGAAACCATCCTTCAAGCGTCACGTTCGGGCCGTTTTCGGGTTCGGCGGGGATGTAGCCGCGCAGAAGCTCTTTGCCCTTGTCGTCATAGATCAGCAGCAGAACAAGCGTTCCCCTAGCTGACCCCCACGCCCGCACCGTGAAACCCCCGACCTCGCTGACAATCTCTGCGTGGTCGGGCGAGGCGTAGCCATGGCCCTTCGCAAGGACGCCAAGGGCGACTGGCACAACGCGGGCGGCAATGTCCGCCTTGGTTTCGCGGCGGGGTTTGCGGGCAACCGGGAAGGCGAGAACATGGGCGGTCATGGGGGCACCTATTTTCAGAGGGGGTCGGCGCAAATGGGAAGAGCCGACGCAAGGACAATGGTGGGAAAGGAAACGACCTGTTTCGACAGGATCAGATGACTCCGAACGTGGACTCCCAATCGGTGACGGCCTTGTCGGACGCCTTGCCGCCGGAAACCCATGCAAGCACGTCGTCGGGTTCGGGCAGACCCCATTCGCGGCACAAGAACAGCACGTCGTCGCGCCACTGGCCCAAGGCGATGCCTTCACGGGAAGCCTGAAGCATCCCTTGCTGGGCGATGGTCAGGGCAAGTTCCGTCTTGGCGAGGATCGGGTTCATCGTGGGCTTTCCGTAGGTTCCGGGGCGTTGGGGGCGGCGGGACACACCCCCCGCCGCCCCCTGAGGCGCGCATCCCATCACAGTGCGCACCGCGTGCGGGGAAGGAGCGAACCCGCGACTCATGCTTAGCACGTCGCCTCTCTCTTGACAAGCGACAGACAAGCTACGCGCGTCAAGCTTGACGAATTACCGACAAGCAGTCAGCTTGCCACGATCCTTCAGGAGTGCAAGCCATGCCCGCCCCAGACTACAACATGACTGCCGCCGATGTTGCAACCCAACTTGCTGAAATCACAAGAAACTCTGCCTCGTTTCACGCCCGCCAGCTTCGCGCCATGACGCGGGAAGGGGCGATCACGACCCCTTTTCGTGGTGGCCGGGGGCCGACGGCCCCGGTTCTCTACTCGGAACTTGAGGTAGCCCGCGCGCTGGTGCTTCACACCCTTTCGACCTTGGATGTGCAGATGCCCATGCTGGTGCAGGCGGCCAAGGCTTCCATGGTTGTCGATCCGACGGCCCGCGCACCGGGGAAGGTGGAACCTTCCGACGGCCTCGCACTGGCAATTGCCCGGCTGCGCGCCGACCCGACCTGCAAGATTTTCCTTCACCTGCACATCACAGATTGGCCGGGCGAAGGTGACGACGAAGGGGACTTCGGGTTCACCGGCTGGGTTTCTACGTCGGCGGAAGTTGTGGATGGCGGAATGCTGCCGCCGATCCTGAGCATCGTCCTTCCCCTTCACCGTCTTCTGAAGCCGCTGGTGGCCTGATCCGCGATGGCCTTCCCATTCGCCCGTCATTTTCAACGCCTGTTCACCCGCCCGGCCGCTGCGCCCGGCGGGCGCAGGATGCTTGAAGCGACCTCGCCGAAACGGCATGACCGGACCCCGCCTTTCGGGGCGACGGCGCAGGAAGTCTTGGCAGGCGGGCCGCTGGTAGCAGGCCGGGCACGTCATGTCCGGCATAACTCACCCCATGGGGCGAACGCCGCCACGATCTACAGAACCGGCCTCATGGGCTACGGGGCGACCCCGGCCAGCCCCGACTCCGGGGTTGTCGCGGCCTTCCTCGAATGGGCGATGGATACCGGGTTTGCGGGTCTTCAGGGTGAAGTCGCCGACGCGCTGGTGACGGACGGCGAAGCCCTTCTGATCTTCCGCACAGATGACCAAGGCCGCCTGCGCCTTCAGCACATTCCATCAGAACAGCTTGACGTGTCCCTGACTATCGAACTGGCGGGCGGCGGCTACATCGCGGGCGGAATCGAGTATGACGCCGACGATCAGGTTGTGGCCTATCACTTCCGGCCCGCCCGTCCGACCGATCAATTCCAGACTTACGCCCCGCCCGTGCGCGTGCCTGCCGCCGACGTGGTGCATGTCTTCCGCCGCCTTGGCGCTGGCCAGACGCGCGGCCTGTCTTGGTTCGCGCCCGTCATCCTTGCCATAAACGAACATTCGCAGCTTGCCGACGCGAACTTGGTCACGGCCAAAATTCAGGCCATGTTGACCGCGTTCTTGGTCGATCAGAACGGAACCGCGCAAGGCGGGCCTTTCTCGGACGGCCAGCGTGTCGGCGACCTGTCCGAGGTATCGCTTGAACCCGGCACCGTCCGCGTCCTGCCGCCGGGGTGGGACATCCGATTCAGCACGCCCATGCAGATGGCGGAGTCCGTGAACCTCATGGGCGTGTCCCTGCGCGCCATTGCGGCGGGCCTTCAGATTCCGGAATTCCTTCTGTCTGGCGACATGCGGGGTGTCAACTATTCGTCGGCCCGCACGGCCCTTGTCCAGTTTCGCCAGCATCTGGAAACGCTTCAGCATACCCTTCTGGTGCCGTCCTTCTTCGCCCCGATCTAGCGTCGCTGGTATCTCTTGGAGTCCCTGCGCGGCACGTTCCCCATTGGCGACGCCCCGCCCGTCGAATGGCATTTTCCGGCCATGCCGTGGGTCGATCCTCTGAAGGATGCCGAGGCCACGGCCCTGTTGATCGACCGGGGCCTTCTGTCCCGCCGCATGGCGGTTGCCTCTCTGGGCTATTCGGTGGAGGCGCTGGACGCCGAGATTGCCGCCGACAGGGCACGGGAAAAGGCCCTTGGGCTGGCGTTCCCCACGCAGCCGCTGGCCCCGCGCTCGCGCCCGACTGAGGGGGGCGACGATGCCTGACCCTCTTCGCAAGGCGATGCAGAACCGGGAAGGGTATGTCGCCCGGAAGCTGGCCCATGCCAGCGCGCCGCCGTCCGATGCGCCGCGCCTTACCGGCGACCCCAAGGCCGCCCGCGTGTTCCGCGACCCCGACACGGGGCGGACCCATGGGCGCAACTCGACGGAGGCCGCCCGATGGCTGAAACCCTGACCCGTTCGGCCACCTTCAGCCCGGACACGTTCAACGCGGAAGCGGGGACGGTTGAGGCGGTCATTTCGACCTTCGCCCCCGTCACCCGGCGCGACGGCAAGGGGGCCTTCACCGAACGCCTTGACCCCGCACGGCTGGACACGTCGGGCCTGATCGGCGCGCCTGTCCTTGACGGCCACCGGCAAGGGTCCGCCCGCGACGTGATCGGGGTTGTCGTGGCCTTCCGCATGGAAGGGGCGAACCTTGTCGCCACCATCCGGCTTTCGTCGGCCCCCGACGTGGCGTCGATCATCACCCGCATCCGCGAAGGGACGATCCGGGGCGTCAGCATCGGCTACCGCGTCACCCTCTGGGAAGACTCCTTCGACCCGATCACCAAGGCCCGCGTTCGGACGGCGGCGGCTTGGTCCATCTCTGAAGTTTCCGCCGTCCCGGTCCCGGCTGATCCGGGGGCAACCTTTCGGAGTGAAAAACCCATGCCGACCGAAACCGAAACGATCAACCGCGAAGACCTGATCGAAACCCTGACCCGCGCCTGCGGGCTGCCCGATACCTGGGCCGCCGATCTGGCCGAAGACCTCGACGAAGATGGCATCCGCAAGGCTGCGCTGGCAGAGATGCAGAAGCGCCAAGCGCCCCGTGTCCGCGTCACCCGTGAACACAGCGACCCGGCCACGATCACCCGCCGCAAGGCCGACGCGCTGGCCTTCCGCATGGCAGGGGGCACGCTGCCCGACGATGCGCGGGAATTCGTCAACATGGGCTTCAAGGAACTGGCGGCGGATGCGCTGACCCGCGCAGGCGAGTCCGTTCGCAGCCTGTCCACCGACGAAATTCTGACCCGTGCGGGCCAGCACACGACTTCCGACTTCCCCCTTGTCGTGTCCAACGCCATGAACAAGGTCGCGCTGGCCACCTATCAGGCCGCCGAAAGCCCCCTGAAACAGCTTTCCAAACAGCGGACGTTGGCCGACTTCAAGGACTCCACCTCGATCCGTCTGGGGGAACTCGGAACGCTGGCCGATCTGAGCGAGTCTGGCGAGTTCACGGCGACGACGCGCGCCGAGTCCGGCGAAGTCATGCGCCTGACCACCAAGGGCGTTCGGGTTGACGTGTCGCGCAAGCTGCTGATCGACGATGACGCGAACCTTCTGGGCGACATGACCGCCGCCCTTGGTCAGGCAGGGGCGCAGACGGAAGCGAACGTCATGGTCAACCTGATCGTGGGCAACCCCGCGCTGCGCGATGGCACGACCGTGTTCCATGCCAGCCGGGGCAACATCGGCACCGCCGCCGCCCTGTCCGTGACCTCTCTGGGCGCTGCCCGGCAAGCCCTGCGCCAGCGCAAGGGGCTGGACGGGGTGACGCCGATCAGCGCGACCCCGGCCTTCCTTCTGGTGGGGCCGGAACTGGAAACGCTGGCGGAACAGGTGCTGTCGTCGATCTATGCCGCCGACGTGTCGGACGTGAACCCGTTCGCCGGGAAGCTGCGGCTGCTGGTGGAACCCCGGATCACAGGAAACGACTGGTGGGTGTTCGCGGACCCGGCCCGTCTGGCCACCCTGCAACACGCCTATCTGTCGTCCGCGCAGGGCGTCCAGATTCAGCGGCAGGAAGCGTGGAATACCTTGGGCCTGTCCTTCCGGGCCTTCCTCGACTTCGGGGCCGGGTGGGTGGACTGGCGCGGCGCGCAATACAACGCGGGCGCGTGATCCATGGCCTTGACCCTGCAAGAACTGACGACCGCCCGCGACGGCCTCTTGCGCGCCCGCGCACAGGGGGTCCGCCGCTACGTCGATCAGAACGGCGAGTCGGTCGAATACAAGTCCGACTCCGAGATGGCCCGCGCCCTTGCGGCATTGGACTCCGAGATTGCGGCAGCCTCTTCCGGGCCGCCGTCCACCATCATCTTCCGCACCAGCAAAGGACTCTGACCATGGCTACGAACTTCGTGCAACCGGGGGAAACCCTGACCCTTGCCGCCCCCGCCGACGTGCTGTCTGGCGCGGGCGTCCTGATCGGCAGCATCTTCGGAATCGCGCAGGGCGACGCCCTGTCCGGCGCGCTGGTGGACATCACGACCGAAGGCGTCTGGACGATGCCCAAGGTGTCCGCCTTGGCTATTGCCGTCGGCGACGTGCTCTATTGGGACAACACGGCGAAACTGGTCAACAAGACCGCCAGCGGCAACACCCGGATCGGACTGGCCGTCAGTGCCGCCGCGAACCCGTCGGCCACCGTCCGCGTCCGCCTTGGGCTGATCTGACGCGATGGCCCGGCGCGCTTCCACCTTCCGGCAATCCGATGTGGAACGGGCGCTTAAGGCCGCCCGTTCCGCCGGGTTGACCGTGGGCGGGGTGGAGGTAGCGCCAGACGGCACGATTCGGGTTATGGTCGCCGACGGGCGCGAGTCCGGGCCTGCGACGCCCTATGACGAATGGAAGGCGAAACGCGATGCGCGTGCAACTAAAGGGCATTAACCGGGTTTCCAAGCGGCTGGCCGACGGGTCGCGCGTCACCTACTTTTACGCTTGGAAGGGCGGCCCCCGCCTGCCCGGCAAGCCGGGCGACCCCGAGTTTGTCGCGGCCTACAACGCCGCCGTGGCCGAGAAAGTGAAGGTGCCGAGCGGCACGCTTCAGGCGGTCCTGACCGCCTATCAGCAATCCCCGAAGTTCGCCGATCTGGCCCCCCGGACCCGCAAGGACTACGGCAAGCATATCCGCCTGATCGAAGCCGAATTCGGCGACTTCCCCCTGTCGGCCCTACCTGACCGGCGCACGCGGGCCGACTTTCTGGAATGGCGCGACAAGCTGGCCCTGAAGTCCAGACGGCAGGCCGACTATGTGTTTTCGACCTTCGCGGCGATCATGGCATGGGCGAACGACCGTGGCCTGATCCTGTCCAATCCCTGCGAACGCCCCGGCAAGCTGTATCGGTCGGGCCGGGCCGAACTGATCTGGACGGAAGCCGACGAAGCCGCCTTGCAGAAGGTGGCCCCGCCGCGCATCTGGCTTGCCTACCTTCTGGCCGTCTGGACGGGCCAGCGGCAGGGCGACCTTCTGCGCCTGACGTGGACGGCCTACGACGGCCTGCACATCCGCCTGAAGCAAGGGAAGACCGGCAAGCGTGTCGTCATCCCCGTCAGGGGCGTCCTGAAGGCGGCGCTGGACGAAGCCGCGAAGGACAAGCGGGCCGTGACCATCCTGACGACCGTGACGGGCACGACGTGGACCTCGCACGGCTTCAGCGCGACATGGCGCAAGGTTCTGGCGAAGGCCAAGGTGACGGGCCTGACCTTCCACGATCTGCGCGGAACCGCCGTGACCCGCCTAGCACTGGCCGGATGCAACGAAGCCGAGATTGCCACATTCACCGGCCATAGCCTGAAGGACGTGGCGACGATCCTTGATGCCCACTACCTGAGTCGGGACGTGCGCCTTGCGGAATCGGCCTTGACCAAGCGGGAGGCGCACGAAGCCGGAACGAAGATTCCCAACTGAGCGCCCAACTGGTCTAGGCTATTCTTTTTTCAAGCCGCCTAAGTGCTTGAAAAGGCTTGGCAGGGGCAGCAGGGCTTGAACCCGCGACCTACGGTTTTGGAGACCGTCGCTCTACCAACTGAGCTATACCCCTCCGCCG